GTAGTACCTGCGCTGGCGGGTGCCGCCGCGGGCGCCTCCCGCCGGATGAGACCGGGCCCGCGACAGTGAGTTGGTTGCTCCGCCGAGGCTTCTCGGCAGTCTGTGATAGTATGGGCTATGAGTGGAATTACCATTCATAGCCCATACGTTTGCGTGGAGGTATCATGGATTTTGAAGGTCTCCTTCAGTCTCTGATCAATCCTGGCGAGGAGGGGCCGTCGGAGACGATTTATGATGATCTCCGTGCCGCCTACAACACTGTCAAGGATAAGGCTGACAGTGCTGGCGCCAAGATTTCGGAGCTGACTGACTCCAACTCTGCTCTTTCCAAGACCGTCGACGGTCTGAAGAGCAAGAATTACGACTTGCTCGAGGCCATCGGCGCGGGCGGGGACAACGCCGGCGACTCCGAATCGCACGGCGACGACACGAGCGATGCTGACGACGGGGACGACGGCAGCATCGCCTCCTTCTTCTCCAAGCCTAAGGAGGCCTGACCATGACTCTCCCCAGCGGTCGCATCCGCGACTTCGATAACATTGAGATCCTGAACCGGATCCGTAACGACGCCACGTCCGACTATCAGCGGCGCATCCCCGCCGCTACGAAGGGCAGTGTCGCCGACGTCGTTCAGCAGTTGACGTCGTACACCCCTCATTTCAACGAGTTCACCGACGCGTTGATCAACCGTGTCGGCACGTACATCACCCGTGACATTACGTGGAACAACCCTCTGCGTGAGTTCAAGCGGGGCATGCTGAACTTCGGTGACACGATCGAGGAGGTGCAGACGGGCCTTGTTTCCTCCTACACCTACAACTCCGAGCGTGACTACATGGAGAAGGATATTTTCGGCGCTCACAAGCCGAATGTCGCCTCCCAGTTCCACACGGTGAACCGTCAGGAGTATTACAAGATCACGGTGAACCGGGATCAGCTGCGTCGTGCGTTCCTGGACGAGTCGGGTTTGCAGAACTACCTGAGCCAGATCCTGGCCTCCCCCACCACTTCCGACCAGTGGGATGAGTTCCTTCTGACGTGCTCCCTGTTCGCGGAGTATGAGAAGAATGGCGGCTTCTACCATGTGAAGGTTCCCGACCTTCGTAGCCTGACGGCTACTGAGTCGGACGCGAAGCAACTGATCAAGCGTGTCCGTGCGATGACGGATAACCTGACGTTCCTGTCCCGCCAGTACAATGCCGCTCGCATGGAGACGTTCGCGAAGCGTGAGGATCTGATCCTGATCGTCACCCCTGAGGTGAAGGCGAACATCGACGTTGAGGCTCTGGCCGCTGCGTTCAACCTGTCCCCCGTCGACATGTACGCGCGGGTGATTCCGGTTCCCGCCGAGCAGATGGGTATTGACAAGGCCCAGGCGATTCTGACGACGAAGGACTTCTTCGTCATCGCCGATAACTTGCTGGAGAACACCAGCCAGCCGAACCCGGTCTCCCTGGGCACGAACTACTTCCTGCACCACTGGGAGGTTATCAGCACGTCGCTGTTCGTCCCGGCGGTCATGTTCTGGACCGGCAATGACGACCAGAACATTCGGGTCCGTCCTGGCGCTAACCTGGCTCTGGGCGGTTACACGGCTACTCAGGAAGGTAAGCCTGTGGGTGCTTCTAACAAGGCGATTCCGGGCGGCAACGTCGATGTGACGTTCGCTGTGACGGGTGACAACACTGATGGTCTTGAGCTGGGTATTGACTACGCCGTGTCGGGTGCTAACTCGCAGCGGACGAAGATCGATAACGAGGGCATCCTCCACCTGGGTCAGGATGAGGACGCCGACGCGGTGACTGTGACCGCCACTCTGGTGTACCGTGACAGCGCCGACGTGAAGAAGAGTATCGCTTCGAAGACTGCGTCGATCGCTGTCGACAAGGGGAAGGCTGTGAAGGTCTGGCCGAAGAAGTGACAACGGCTCCTGCGTGTGGTACACTAGTGCCGTGGGCAGGGTAGCCCGTCGGTGAGGTCCTTCCTCCTTTCTGCCTCACCGGCGATGGGCCGCCCCGGGGTTGAGTTTGAGCTCCCCCGGGGTGGCCCTTTAACTTATGTGCTATACTCTATATATGCCTACAGCTTATGACCCGCCGGAGGATATCGGCTCGTTCGGGATGGGCTTCGACTACTCCGTCTGGTCCCCCAATACTGAGGTGTATCTGACGAACGTCGTGTGGGATCAGGAGTACCGCGACGTCGTCTGGTATGACAACTACGATGAGGCGTTCAACGCCATCGTCAACGAGTATTCCTCGCGCATTGAGGTGAAGTCCCTGACCTACTGCGCTCAGGGCGCCCCGATACGTATTCCGATCCCGTTCTCGAAGGCGAACCAATACAACTACCTGGTGGCTCGTAACAACCGGGACGCTTATAATTCGCGGAATACATTCTTCTACTTCATCACCAGCGTCGACTACATCGCGCCGGCGACGACTCAGATCACCGTCCAGTTGGACGTGTGGCAGACGTACATGCACCAGTTCGATGTGCGCCGCTCCTACTGCGAGCGCTCCCACATGGCGATCGCCGCTGAGAATGGGTGGGACTACTACGGGCAGAAGTACATGACGGTGCCCGAGGGTCTGGACCTGGGTTCGGAGTATCAGATCGTCGACGTGAACAGGAAGGTCATCGCCTCCACTCCTAGCGCCGGCAAGATAGACACAGCCAACTTCGATATCATCATCGCTTCGACAGTGGATCTCACTCAGCCTTACGGGGATGAGAAGAATCCGACGTTCACCGCGTCGAAGGGCTCCTTCGCTGAGGGTGTGCCGAACGGGACGTCCATCTATGCGATGAAGGCGGATTGGTTCCGCGTGTTCACGAACGCCATGTCCTTGGCGCCGTGGGTCTCACAGGGGATCGTCAGTATTACTGCGATCCCGAAGGGTGTCATCAACTTCGATGAGATCAAGGACCTGAAGGTGAAGCTGCCGGGCACGTCCGGCGTTGACCCGAAGGGCGGCGACACGCGCATTTCCCGCCAGGGCGCTGAGGTCTACGACCTGGAGAAGGGCCTCGGCGAGAAGGGTCTGGTGAACAACAAGACGATTCAGCTGACGGATAAGCTGCGCAAGGACAACATTCTGCCGGCCCGCTACCGTCATCTGTGGAAGTTCTGGACGAGCCCGTATCTGCTCGTGGAGGTGACGACGTTCTCGGGGACTCCCCTTCTGCTGAAGCCGGAGATGATTCAGTCGGCCGGCCTCTCCGTGACCCAGTGGTCTCACGTGGTGCCGCCGAACCCTCGCATCATGTTCACGGTGAACTCGTTGGGTCAGCGGACCCGCGGGAACATGGACCAGTACAACGGGTGGTCGGAGCATTTCGATGTGATGACCGGGTTCACGAACCTGCCGACGTTCAGCCTGACGAACAACAGCTATCTGATGTTCCAGGCGCAGAACGCGCACTCCATCGCCTACCAGCATCAGAGCGCCGAGTGGTCGCAGCAGAGGGCTCTTCACGGCGCTCAGACGCAGTTCAACCAAGCCAACGCGGCTATCGCTCAGGCGGGCCAGCAGACGGCGTTGAACAACTCCTGGAACCAAGATATTGCCGGCTACAACGCCCGCATGGGCTTGCAGAAGACGGGGATCGGCGTCGGCGGCCAGGTGATCGGGTCCACCCTCATGGGGCTGGCCAACGGCGGCCCTCTGGGCGCTCTGGCAGGTCTGGGCGGGTCCGCCCTGTCGGGGGCGTCGACGATGGCGCAGGCGGGTATGACCTACTCCCAGCAGGTGAACACGGCGCGGATGTCCGCCGAGCAGGCCTCGGCGCTCACGAACCTGAACCAAGGGTACATGCGCTACAACGCGGACACGAACCTGGCGTACGCAAAGTACGCGGCGAACGGCGACTACGCGAACGCCATCGCCGGCATTAACGCCCGCGTGCAGGACGCTCAGACGATCGCCCCGACGACGTCCGGCCAGGTGGGCGGTGACGCGTTCATGCTGGCCGCGGAGTCGTGGAGCATTGTGGAGAGGCTCAAGTTCATCCCTGAGGACGCGGTCCGCAGGATCGGCGAGTTCTGGCTCCGTTACGGCTACGCCATGAACTCCCCGGTCGTACCGCCGGGCGACTTCAGGTGCATGGAGCATTTCACCTATTGGAAGATGGCGGAGATGAACATCTCGCGCAGCACCATGCCTGAGACGTTCCGTCAGACGATCAGGGGTATTTTCGAGAAAGGTGTCACCGTGTGGCACAAGGACCAGACGATGATCGGTCGTATCGACTGGGCGAACAACAAGCCGCTTAAGGGGATCATATGGTGAAGCGCAATGGTGAGAGGGACTGGGTTCGTAAGGAGATTTACGAGCCGTTCGTGAACGGCGGCCATTTCAAGAATAACCCGTCGATCAACCGTGAGGCCCTCCTGGTCCGCATGTACAAGCGGATTATGTCGGAGATGTGTGTGAACCGCTTCTCCTGGTCGGGGCTACCGGAGACGGTTGACCGCCGCTACCTCGAGGCGACTCTCATGTACGACGGGCTGGCTGTGTTCTACTTCGATGAGGAGTTCGACAGGTTCATGGCTCTGCGGGCCACGGGGCTCGGACAGGTGAATATGTACGATAACCCGACGAACTTCACTGTGTACGGTAACCAAGTGTTCTCCAAGACACTGGACGCCCGGCATTGTGTGCCGATCTGGTCGAACTATCTGCGTGAACCGGATTGGGACATTATTGATATCTACTCGCAGAGGCTTGCCGCGTTCGACCGGACGCTGGAGGTGAACATGCTGTCGGCGCGTCACCCGTTCGTTTTCTCCGTCGACAATAACGAGTACCAGAGCTTCGTGAACGCATTCCGCAAGGTCGCTGAGGGTCAGCCGGTTATTTTCGGTACGGAGGCCCTCTCCCCTGCGGCGCTGGCGGAGAAGGTGACGATGTTCGACGTCGGCTTCAAGCCTCACCAGATTCAGGACGTCATGGAGGCGAAGGTGAAGACCTGGAATGAGGCGCTGACTTTGCTGGGCATTATGAATGTCAACAGTGAGAAGAGGGAGCGCATGGTCGCTGAGGAGGCCAGTGGCTCTTCCGGTCAGGTCCTGGCGATGCGTGCTGTCGCCATGAACGCTCGCAAGTACGCCTGCGAGCACATCAACCGCATGTATGATCTCAACGTGGATGTGAGGTGGAATCTCGATGAGTCTCAGCCCGCTGATGCTCAGAACGCTATGCTTGCCGCGGCCGCTCTCGGGGGTATTGGCGATGCTCTTGACAAGGGCAACCCGGACCTCGGGACGACCGACCAGCAGGAGCTGAACCCGAACAATGGCTGACTACACGCTTGAGCTGCGCAAGGTGGTGGAGATCGTCGGCCCGCTCAACATCGGGCTGAACGAGTATCCCATCTTCGACGAGAGCTACAGGGATTCGCTGAACCAAAAGATCCTGGACCACTACTGGTACAACGAGATCGCGCACGAGTCGATCGACATGTTCATCCACCAGTTGAAGGTGAAGCTTAACGAGATCATGCCGTTCTACAATCAACTGTACGAGTCGGAGCTGGTCGACTTCGACCCTATGGTGACCCACGATGTGCACTCCACGGGGGATTCGACGCAGGACACGACGCAGGACACGCACACGAAGCAAAACGCCGAGCAGACGTTGAGCAGTGACTCTCGAGTGTCTTCGTCGGAGGAGTCGAAGGCTCGCACCGTTCAGTCGCAGATGCCGCAGACGAGACTGTCGGGGCATGACGACTATGCGACGGCGGCGAATGACACGTCGTCGAAGGGCTCCGGCCAGAACCACAGTAATTCTGCGACGCAGGACGAGCAGAAGCGGTCCTCCGACACCGCGACCACCATGGGAACTAAAGCGGGGAATGTCACACGGTCGTGGGGGTATAATACTCCTAAGACCGACCTCCTCCAGAAATGGCGCGAAACCTTCCTCAACATTGACATGTCCGTTATCTCGGAGTTGGGAGGTCTTTTCATGCAGATCCGATCTTCAGGAGACGAGTACGTGAACGGATGGGGCTATGGACTATATTGATAACAAGTATCAGCTGACCCCCGGCGACTACAGGGTCACGAACGTCACGCCGTTCACTTACCGTGACGGGTACACGTACCTCCAGCTCATGGAGGAAATGCGCTCGTGGGTGAGCGAGGGGTTGGTCGACCAGTTCTCCGCGAAGATGCAGGGGCTGGCCTCCGACTACAACCAAGCCGTCTCCAGGCTCCTGGTGGACGTGCGCAAGGAGATGGAGGGCTACCACGCCCTCCCCTCCCAGGTCAGGGAGATGCTGAGCGCCGCCATCGCCAAGTACGATGACGAGTTCAACACGTTCGAGAATGACCTGAAGGCACTCGTCAAGAAGCACTTCGAATCGGACGTCGTCAACGTCTTCAACTGGCTCGAAGGTGAGAGCTCCACCCTCCAGGAGCTTATCAATGACATGCACAACCGATACACGGTTGGCGGCATCCTCGCCGAGGACTTCAGCCAGATGGGTCTCACGGCCCAGGAGCTGGAGGATATGCCGCTGACTATCTCCGAACTGGAGACGATCGGCAAGTTCGTGCTCCCCCACCTGTCCCCGCACTACGGGTTCTCCCCCGTGACGGGGCAGTACAAACGCGTCATCGACATCGTCTATGACGTCTACGAGGCTCAGTTCAAGGGCGGTGACCAGATCACCTCCAAGGATCTGAACTACATCGATAACCTGAACATTCCGGACCTCCAGCGCATGGTGGTCTCCTGACAGAGAGGCAGGCTCAATATGCCCGCAACGAACAAGACTGAGAACTTCAACCTGCCGCTCTACGTGGCGTCCGATCACTTCAGTGTGCTGGGTGATTTCAACAGTGCCATGAAGGAGATCGACAAGGGTCTCGGTGGAGCGACTGTCACCGCGAAGGCGGCGTCCCGTGACGCGACCAGCGCTCTGACGACGGCGAACGCGGCGTCGGATGACGCGCACTCCGCTCGCGAGGCGGCGCAGTCGACCCTGTCCGTGTCCTCGCAGGCGAAAGCCGACGCGACGAGGGCGTTCGACATGGCGACGAAGGCGACCACCGCGTCCGAGACCGCGAACACGAGCGCGATTGAGGCGAACAAGGTCGCCTCGTCGGCCGCCGCTAGGGCCAAGGAGGCGCGCGACCGCGCTGACGCCGCGCTGGACACTGCGAACGCCGCCAACACGGCTTCCATCGACGCGAAGACGACTGCTAACGCCATCTCCGGTCAGGCCGTTCAGGCGACCCAGGCCGCTAACCGTGTTGGCGCTATGCACAAGCGGTTCAAGGAGGTCACTGCGGGGTCGGGTGACCGGACTCTCAGCACACCGGAGGAGCGTCCTGTCACGGTTATGGAGTTCGACCTGGACTTCGACGCCGACGACGTGTGGATCATCGTGGCGATTATGCGTCACACCGTCCACAACGTTCAGGACACGCACTTCGACATCAGGGTCACCGGTCCCAAGGGTCAGCGCCGTTGGTCCTCCTTCGTCGCCGGCTACGGTCCGTGGCCCGAGGCGATGGTCTACTCGCAGGGCACCGGTATTTTCGAGGCGTTCGAGGGCCCCGGCCGGTACCACATTGAGACTGTGTTCCTGACTGACAAGAATCACAGCACTCGGTTTGACCTGTCCAACTGCATGATGCGCGCTCACTGAGATCCAGGAGCGTTGCAGCGGGGCGTCGGGTGATCCCCGGCGCCCCGTACCATATAGGAGGAACTTATGGCATGGGATGACAAACATAAGGCGTGCATCATCGCGACGCTGGCGACTGTGGAGGCGGGTTTCAACTACGGGATCATCACCGCACCTGACACGCTGTCTCTGGGTATCGGCCAGTGGACGCAGGGGCGCGCCTATGACCTGTTGCAGCAGTTCCCGGACAAGAATGTGTTCGGCCCCACGATCCGCTCCTGGCTGGCCGCTGGGAAGGGTACGTGGACGATGGCCCGCAAATACCAGAGCCTGGGCGGCACTGATAGGCAGAAACTATCAGCGGCACTCGCCTCAGAAGAGGGTAAGAAGATCCAGAACAACCAAATGCGCAAAGACCTGGAGGATGAGTACATTCCCAGGTTGAAGGCCATCGGTCTGGACTCGGAGAAGTACACCGAGGCCGGCATGCTCCTCATCGTCGTCATGCACCGGTGGGGTAACTACGCGCGCATTCTCAACCGGCTGGTCGCCAGCGCGGGCAGCGCACCGACCCTGGACTCTATGGCCAACGCCATTAAAGCCTCAGGTGAGTGGTACGCCGTCGGCCAGAGGTATGTCATCGCCTACCGGATGATCAATAACCTGGACACCAAGGGCATCACCCTGGCGCCCGGAGACTCCGGTGGCGACAACTCCAAGGATGGTGAGGACAAGGCTAAGGAGGAGAAGAAGATCAAACACGCCCGAACGGACGGCTCCGGCGTGCTGCGCATCTACATGTCGGACGGGTCCAATGCGGCGGCCTACCCGACCGTGGGCGGCTTCTGGAAGGCCAACGGGGGGGACCAGAAATCCGACGACGGGGACGACGAGAAGGGCGAAGGCGGAGGAGGCGGTGGTGGTGGCGACACCGGCAAGATCGGCGAGATGACCAAACTCGCCAAAGCATCCATCGGCAAGTACGTCTACCACCAGTGGTACGAGCCCAGGCTGCACCCCGACAAGTCCGGTGTCACTGACTGCAGCGGATTCGTATGGTGGCTGTACAATAAGGTCATGGGCATGGATATCGGCAAGGGCGGCACCACTGTGCTCATGTCCGAGGGCGGCAAAGTTATCGCCGAGGGGGGTGGCCGGTTCAACGCCACCAGCCAGATCAAAGAGGGCGACCTCATCGTCTGCCGCTGGTACTCGGGCGGTGGGCATGTTGAGTACTGCTGCGAGACCGGGAAGGACACCATCATCGGGCAGCGGGGTCCTGACGGAGTTCGCGGCCCCGCCTACGGGCACGCCACGTCCCTGTTCGGCGGGTGCAGGTGGAAGCTGAAGCGCTATGTCTAAGAAATTCGACTTCTTCTCGTTCGACAAGATCCTCTCCCGCAACGCCGTGTTCAACATGGTCATGGGCGCCCGCGGCGTCGGCAAGTCGTACGGCGCCAAGAAGTACGCCCTCAAAAGAGCTGTGGAACGCGGAGAGCAGTTCATCTACCTGCGCCGGTACAAGACGGAGTTGAAAAGCCGAGGGTCCTTCGTCGCAGACGTGGCGCACGAGTTCCCCGACCAGGAGTTCGAGATTCGCAGCGGTGTCCTCTGCTGGCGCAACAAGGGTGAGGGCAAGGACGCGTGGCGCACCGCCGGCTACTTCCTGGCTCTCTCAACGTCGGCGCAGCACAAGAGCACCCCGTACCCGAAGGTGGCCACCATCATCTTCGACGAGTTCATCATCGAGACCGGCACCATCCACTACCTGAAGGATGAGGTGAAAGCGCTCCTGGACTTCTACTCCACGGTGGACCGATACCAGGACCGCACACGGGTGCTCATGCTGTCCAACGCCATTTCCATCATGAACCCGTACTTCATCAAATGGCACATCACGCCGGCACCGGGTAAGGAGTTCATCACCTACGGGGACGGGTTCGTCGCAGCCCAGTTCGTCGACTCTCAGCGGTTCGCCTCGCAGGTGGCAACCACGAGGTTCGGGAAGTTCGTGACGGATTTCGACGAGGAGTACGCCGACTACTCGATCGATAACTCGTTCTCCGACAACACGGACCAGTTCGTGCAGAAGAAGAGTGGCACCGCGAAGTACTTGTTCACTGTCAAGACGGACCTAGGCGTGTTCTCCCTGTGGATGGACTGGGGGACACTGTTCTGTCAGCAGAAGAGACCCCGGACGGAGAAGGTGTATAATACCAATAAGATGGCTCTCCGGGAGGGCGAAGTGCTTATGAGTTACAGTGACAAGATCGCTGAGATGCTCCGTGGCTCCTACCGGAAGGGGCGGGTCTTCTTCGACTCCCCGCAGTCACGCAATGCTTTCGCCGAGATCTTTGTGAGGTGATTAATGGAGCACGCCGGACCCGGCTTTTTCATCGATATTCAGGCTCTGATCACGGCGACGACTTCCTTCGTCACGATCGGGGGTTTCGCTGCCTGGGTGAACCGACGGATGAAGAAGCTCAACAATCTTCTTGACGACTGGAACGGGACACCGGCGAGACCGGGGGTCCCCAGACGACCGGGAGTCATGGAGCGTCTCGAAAAGATCGAGACGAAGATCGACAAACAACGTGAGGAGAACTGGTATGACCGCTCTCAAAGGATTGGTTGACCCCAAGGTTCGCCAGTACCTGTACAGGGTTGCTATCGCCGGTTGCGGTGTTCTCGCCGTCAAGGGCGTCCTGACCAAGGACGTCATCGACGTCATCACTCCGTTCCTGGCGGCTCTGTTCGCCGTCGCGGACGCCAACGTGGAGAACTCTCAGGAGGGCTGACATGAGCCTTCAGTCGGACGCCTCTCAGATCGCATGGGACATAACTCAAAACCCGTGCGTGGGCTACTCGCAGCCCGAGCGCCTGACGATCTGGAACCTTCCGTCCCCCACTTCTCAGGCAGTCAACGTCAACGTCGACTGCTCCGAGCTGGTCGTGTATTGCTTCAACAACGCCGGTCTGCCTGACCCGTTGCCCAAGTCCATGTGGACCGGCAACGAGGTTGCCTGCATGACCGAGCGAGGCTTCACCGCCGAGGAGTGGTACCCGGGCATGCCCGTAGAGGACGGGGACGTTCTGCGCTCCAACGGGCACACGGCCATCGTGTGCAACGGTTGGATCTGCGAGGCATGGATCAGCGAGTTCGGCGATATCGACGGATACGCCGGAGACCAGACCGGCGGTGAGGTCAGGTGCGCATGCTCGTACCTGAACCACCCCCTCACCATCGGTGCCCAGTGGACGCACCGGATCAGATATGACGGTTCCTATTACGCAGAGGATGATCTCGATATGTCCGAGAACACAGATCTCCTGAGGGAGATCCGCGACAGGCTCGTTGAGGTTTCCGACCAGACTGGTGCCGGTATTGCCGGTCGCCGCTGGGACGGCCCCATCGTCAGCCAGCTCAAGGACGCGAACGCGAACCTGAGCAGCATCGTCGACACGTTCAGCCCCGGTAAGGAGGGGGTCCGGAACCCCGGCTCCGCCTTCTACCTCCTGTACCAGGTCAGCGACGGCATTCAGAAGCTGGCCAAGAAGCTGGCCGGAGGTGACCAGTAACCATGAGTGCGATCCTGACCGGCCGCCTCACCGACGCGGCCGGTCGGGACGCCGCCGGCACTCTGACGGTGGCGCCCGACCCACGAGTGGTGACGACCGCGGCAGGCGTCATCGTCAAGCCCTTCACGGTGGACGTGGAAGGGCAGTTCAGTGTTCCTGTGGAAATCGCAGGCCCGTACACGAATCCTCCGGAGCCGTGGACACACCACATCCTGCTCAAGCGGGGGAGGGTGAAGGTCCTCGCC